GAATTACAAAAGATAAAAAAAATAAAAATAAATGAGTTACGAGAGTTATTACCAAAATATGATATAGAATTTGATATAAAAAAGAGTAAAGTCCACTTATTAGAATACTTAGAAAATGAATTAAAAAATAAATATATTTTACCCTTTTCTAATACAGTGAAAACAAGTGAACTGAGTTTAGTTGATATAGGTATCAATATGAAAAATGTATTAGACAAACTATATGATAAAATAAAAATAGATACTGTTATTATTGAAAATCAGATAAGCCCTATTGCGAATAGGATGAAAACATTACAAGGTATGATAGCACAATATTTTATCATGAAAAATACTATAGATATTCAATTTGTATCAGCGGCAAACAAATTAAAAGAATATGTAAATATGAAGACAACATATAACGAGAGAAAACATAAAGGTATTGAAATATGCGAAGAAATATTAGTTAATAACGAATCGTTTGGAAAACATTTAGATATGTTTCATGGGCATAAAAAGAAGGACGATTTAGCAGATTGTTTTTTACAAGGGATTTGGTATTTACGAAACAAAATAATATATTATTAATGTGTTTGATTTAAAATTATAAGTTCTTATTAACTAATAACAATGAGTGGTCCTGAAATCATTGATATTAGTGAGCTGAATTCTAACACGATTAATATAAATAATTCTATTGAAGACATAGAAGATGTAGGTGGAAGTAGTGGAAAGGCCTCTAACTTTGGTATTGAATTATTGATGAATGACAAGAAGAAATCAGGAGGAAATAGAAGTAGAGCACCCTCTGACGATATTGGATTGGATGATTTAAATAATTTAGAAGATGAACTAAATGAACTATCTGTTCCACAAAAAAGTATGAAAAGTGCTAGGTCTGAAATGTTTTCTGGTTCATTCAAATTAAATGAAGATAATGACGATATTGGTATAGAAGAGATTGATTCACCCGAACCATTACATTTAGGAGCCTCTACAAAAGAGCAATCTGGTGATGAAAGTAAAACATGGGATGGTTATGGCAAATTTAACGATATACCTATCAATCCAGATATTACAAAGGCACGAATTGAGCCTAAACTGACACCTCAAGAGACATTAAGAGAAAAGTTTTCTATTCTACAAAAGCTAGAGGACTTGGAAAGAAAGGGTGTAAAGTTGACAAAAAAATATGATATGGAATCTAATCTTCTTGAAATGAAGGGAGAATACGAATCTGTCATTGCTGAAAAGGAGAAGAAAAATGGGATTAAATTTCAAGGTAAAATGTTAATGGCTTGTATTACAGGTTTAGAATTTTTGAATAATAAATTTGATCCATTTGATGTAAGGTTAGATGGTTGGTCTGAACAGGTTAACGAGAATATTGATGATTATGATGAAATTTTTGCTGAATTACATGAGAAATATAAGTCTAAGGCATCTATGGCCCCCGAACTAAAGTTATTGTTTCAATTAGGTGGAAGTGCTCTTATGGTTCATATGACAAATAGTATGTTTAAATCATCAATGCCTGGTATGGATGATATTATGAGGCAAAATCCTGATCTAATGCAGCAATTTACCAGTGCCGCAGTGAATTCAATGGGTCAAACAAACCCAGGGCTAGGTGGATTTATGGGTTCAATGATGGGTGGACAACAACAACCTCAATCTCAACCTAATCAGCAGCATCAGCAGCATCAGCAGCATTCACAACAGCAATCACCGCCTAATTTCATGCCTCAATCAAATGGACCTCCCCCAGCCCCTATTGCTACCCAAGGTCCAAATTCGGCACCACCACCAGTAAGACCAGGATATGTTCCTCTTTCCAATAGACCAGATATAAACGCAAGTCGTAATATCCCTCCAGCAGAAAAATCTGTCAGACGTCCTGAAATGAAGGGTCCTAGTGATATTTCTAATTTATTATCAGGCTTGAAAGTTAAGAAAACTGAGGTAGATATTCAACAAGACCGAGATGAAAAAGGTAGTACAATTAGTATTAGTGAATTAAAAGAGATGCAAAACGATAATGCCCCTGTAAGATCCAAACGTCGTAAATCAGAGCGCAACACTGTCAGTCTTGATATTTAGAAAATTATGAACAAACGAAAACAGAAACGAAAAGATAAATATATAATATTATTTGGATATTATATATTACTACATACTATGTTTGAATCAGGCCTTTTTATATTTCGCAGAGATTTACGAATTCAAGATAATATCGGATTGAATACCGCAGCAGAACAATGTAAACAAGTTTATCCAATATTTATATTTACACCAGAGCAAATTACAGATAAAAATAAATTCAAATCGGATAATGCCATACAATTTATGATTGAAAGTTTAGATGATTTACAATCAAATATTAGAAAACATGGTGGTAGATTAAATACATTTTATGGAGATAATGATACAATAATAAAAAACCTGATTAACAAATGGAATATAGATGCGGTTTTTTTCAATACAGATATTACACCTTACGCAAAAAAACGCGATATATCTATTAATAAATTATGTAATAAAATGAATATTAACTGTATTACATGTCAAGATTATTATTTATATGAGCCCAATGCTGTTACTACAGGAAGTGGTGAATATTATACAAAGTTTACACCATATTATAACAAAGTTTTACATATAAAGGTAACTGTTCCAAAATATGCTAGACAGTTTCATTTCGCAAAAATAAATAAGGATGATGGAAATATAACAATACCTGATGCGTATATAAAGTTTATTGACCCTAACCCAAACATTCTAGTGAATGCTGGAAGAGAAAATGGGTTAAAGATACTTAATAATCTTAATAAGTTCAAATCATATGGTAATACTCGTAATAATTTGGATAAAGACACTACACAGTTAAGTGCTTACTTGAAGTTTGGAAACGTATCGGTGAGAGAAGCATATGAAAAAATGAAGACCGCTCTAGGTATAAATAGTGAATTATTAAAACAGATTATTTGGCGCGAGTTTTATGCTCAATTATTGTATCATAATCCACATGTATTGGGAAATCCATTAAAAGAAAAATACGATGATATTAAATGGGATAAAAATATAAAAAACTTAAATGCGTGGAAAAATGGTATGACCGGATTTCCGATTGTTGACGCCGGTATGAGAGAAATGAACGAGACGGGTTATATGCATAATCGGGCCAGGTTAATAACCGCTAGTTTTTTGATAAAAACATTGCTTATAAATTGGGAAGATGGTGAAAAATACTTTTCTCAACATTTAACAGACTATGATCCAGCCAGTAATAATGGAAATTGGCAATGGGTTGCTTCAACTGGTGCGGATTCACAACCATACTTCCGTATATTTAATCCATGGTCTCAGTCCAATAAACATGACCCGAATGCTGAATATATCAAAAAATGGGTACCTGAACTACAAGATGTACCACCCAAATCAATTCATCAATGGAACACAGATTGTGAAATGTTCAAAGACATTAAATATCCCAAACCAATTGTATCTTATGAGGCGAAGAGAGAAGAGGCCTTAAAAATGTACAAAAAAGTTGTATAATATACATCACACACATAGTTTTTGTCGTTTCATTCTTATTCACATTTTTTATTTTTGTATTTTTTTATTTTTGTGTTCGCGTTCATATTTTCGTATCATATGTAATACACCTTGTTTATCATAAATGTTTATATTTATCACACGCGAATCAAGAATTTCATAATCGTATTTTTCAATCAGTTCATCTAACCGTTCATAGTCTATTAATATTTTTATATCTTCCGGTATAAAGTTGGCTTTCTTAGGAACATCTATAAATAATATAGACGAGAGATAATCCATCACAGAAATCATCTTTTTAGTGTCGCTTTTTGTCATTTTCTCTGGACTATTACGATATACATTCATATTAGTATCGTTGGTAGGTACTAAGTGAACCTTATAATGAGAATCATTAGAGTCATTTGTATACTCTATAATAGAATTTTCTATGAGAAATGACTTTTCCACACTATGTCGCGAACTTTTGTTCAAATTCAAACCCAAACTTCTATTACTATATTTTATATTATAACTAGTGTCTTCATGATCTATTTCACATTTAATAAAACGTTTATAGATGTGTTGATCTTTATAATTGGTATACAAAATATTAAAGCACAACATTACTATATAATAAGTATATATCTTATTATATCGTATTAAATTATATTTACTAGACCATTCGCACAAGTTACGTTTTCGTAATACATCTGTTTGAACATCATTTTTTATTGTAAATGGCTGAAATACTTTCACGAATAAAATAATATATTCCATATAATGATATAAGTGTGCCAATGATATATTGTATGTCATCATAATATTGACTATTTTCATATACTTTATGTATATTGTCAATAATTACCAAATGTTCAAAATCCGCTATAGATACTGGATTATCCAATGATAGACTGTCCTGGTCTTCATATAGAAGGTTATTGCTGGTCTCGTACATAATATTATTCGTATTCATATTCGTATTCATATTCGTATTCGTATTCATATTCGTATTCATATTCGTATTGTCAATACCAATACCTATAAACATATTAGCAGTATTTTCATATATATTATCATTACTCGTACGTATATTACCCCCATCGTTTAGATATAATGTAGTAATGAAATCATTCGTATAATTTTGCCGAATACACATATTACACAATCTTGGTAATTTCAACAGATTATAAAGTTATGATTTACAATATTGCGAATATATCATTTCAATTATAATTATAAAATTGAAATAAACACATGTTATTGTATATAAGTAACTGAATTAGCAATGATGAACAATTATATACTAATAGATGGTAGTTACTTCATATTTTATAGAGTATTTGCTCTACAAATATGGTGGAAAAATGCCAAACCGGATGAAGAATTGATAAATCCATTTGAAAATAAAGAGTTTCTTGAGAAATATACATCAACCTTTCTCTCTAAGATACAAGAATTGAAGGTTAAGTTGAAAATGAAAGACGCTACATGTATTGTCGGTGTAGATTGTCGGCAACAACAAATATGGAGGAAGACATTTTATCCGGAATATAAGGCAGGACGAAATGAGGTAAAAAATAAAGAAGCAAATATAGGTAAGTTCATTGAATTTACATATAAAGAAAAACTATTTGAAAAGGCCGGAGTTAAACATATTGTTCAGTTGAATCATTTAGAGGCAGATGACTGTTTAGCATTGACTGCTAAATATCTATATCATAAATACACTGATGCGAACATAACAATAATAACAAGCGACCATGATTATATTCAATTGGCAAATGACCGAATTCATCTTATCAACCTAAAATATGCTTCTCTGTTAGATTCCAAAAAATATAGTGGAAGTCCTGAGCGTGACTTGTTTTATAAAATTGTTTTAGGTGATAAAAGCGATAATATAGGTCCGTTATTTGCTAAATGTGGTCCTAAAACGGCTGAGAAATATTACGACAATAATTTATTATTCTTGGAGAGGTTAGAAGCTGAAAACAAAAAAAAATTATACGAAAGAAATAAGCGTCTAGTTGATTTTAACGAGATTCCTGTAGAATACGTTGATTTATTTTATAACACTATATTAACATCATTATAAATAACAATGAATAATAACGATATGTATATTTCAAGTGATGACATAGACGACATAGACGACATAGACGACATAGACGATATTGTAGTCAATACAGAAATAGAGATTACAAATAATACAAATAATACAAATGAATTATTTGTTGTTATCATAATAAATGGTCGCTATGTTAGATGGGAATCCTTTTCATTGAATAATACAATAATGGCTATACATAATTTATTGGTAGAAAAGTATAACATAGGAGAATATATCATGGAGACAGACGAATATATAATACCTAGTACGGTATACAAATATAGATCGGTTGCGCAATTATGTAGTAACGGTTGTTCTACAATTCACATAACAACAAAAAATAGAAAATACAAATTATCAAACACGCTTTGTAATGTGTAATGACAACACAGTATTTTACTTATTTACTTATTTACTTATTTACTTATTTACTTATTTGTATCATGTACCTCTAATGATATGGGTAAATCATTCCTAATGAAATAGCATTTCCCATCTTTAGTCCACTCTACTTGGATTGTTCGTATTTCTACACCTTTAGTACTTGCTTGATATACAGCCTCTTTATAAATCAAATCGGTGTCAGACGTCTGGAAAGAACTAGCATCACTTCGTTGAACAATGAAACATAATATGGCTCTCACTTCTCCATTTTTAACAACTTCTTCTAACTCTTGAATATGTTTCAAAGCTCTAGGGCTAACAACATCTGTATTTTTTTTCCGATATCCCTCTGGAAAATACGCTATTTTTTCACAAAATTCTTTATTAGTATCTTTACGAATAGTTGAACCCATTGATTTTAATTTATCTTCATATTTTTTTCGCTCGTTCTTTGATACATTTACGTAATCGGCTAGTGGAACATTTTTTATCTCCAAAACAAATGGTTTCCCAGTTTCATCAATTCCTGCGAAATCAAACCGCGAATTCATAATCTTCACTTCGCGACTATAAGAAGATACATTTTGTAAATTCGCAATACAATTATTGTTTAATGCCTTTTCTGCGATAAGTTCACCCAATTTAGGATTAACCCCAATTACAACTTCGTCACTTTCCTCACGATATATTGATAAGTCAATACGATGACTACAAACACGTTTTTTAGAAGAGCTTGTTTTATCGCCATCAACGCCTGTATTCATACATGTCATTAGAACATTCGCGTTTGGCTCTACAAGTCCACAACATCCTAGTGAAAGTGAATGTCCAAGTATCTCCTCTCCATTTACTAATACATCAGCAACATAAGGAGTTTTACATAATTTTGACGGTCTCTTGACAACACTACCTTGAGTGACCGTTTCTAAATCCACCAATAAAATTGACATGGTTAAGCATTCATTTAATAAAGTAACCATGTCAATTACATTTTGAATCAATTTTATTTTTCATACCGTGATTGTTTAGTTTTACGTGTCTTTTTACATTTACGTGACTTTTTATATTTACATCCAACTTGTTTTCGCCCACGAGTTTTATATCCGACATGCTTTCCATTACGCTTAGACATTCGTTTCATACCACCTTTCTTTGTTAAACCTTCACTCATGGATGAAACATTAGCGACCTCTTTCTTTACTGGGGTACGTTTAGCAGGTATAATATTATTATCAATGTTACTACTAGTTGTCAGTTTTATTATTTTCATGTTAGTTTTAATTAACATATCGTTAACATTTTCTAAGTCACTCTTTTCAATAGAATATTCTGTATTAACACCCATCATTTTTGCGGATTGGAATATTTCATGAATAGAGTGATTATATGGAACCATAAATAGAATACTAGCTAATACAATCAAATCCAAATTAATAGGTTTATCAGATCCATCAGATCCATCAGATAATTTAAAATATTTAGCCATCATTATAAATTTCATAATATGACCGGATAAATTACTAACAGAATATTTCTTATTTCTATCTAATAGGTTTATCATAAAACTAGTTGGTTCACTTCTTTTCATATAGCAGAATGGTGGATTCCACGGTGGATTTGTATATTGTCCATCAATACCTTTATTCAATTTAACCCCTTGTGTTTTAAGATATTGTTGTTCCCTTTGAGATAATGGAGGAAATATAGGGTACTTATTATAAGTATCAACCATACATTTATAAGCGTTTTGCTTTGCTGATGATGTTACAGGTTCATAACTATTATTAAGTTGCTTTACAAAATTATCAGCAGGTAATTTAACAACATCTTGATAAGGAGTACCATATACAAGTGGATGCCACAACCAACATAAAGTAATTGGAGATTGTGGGATGCGCTCATTTGAAGCAGTTTTCTGTTGAAGATGTGCGTCCTGTACTGCTAGATAATATGGCTTCGTATTTTTAGTACATTTACGTAATTCTTTTCCACGTAAATCACTGTAGCAATTAGTAGTTTCACTAATATTAAAACCTAGTATATTCTCTATCATGATAACAGCTTCATCAACAACATCTATATTCAACATGGGATACTTCCTTTTAAACGCATCAACGTTTGTAGTATTAACTTTTGATTTCTTCGCTTCGCCATATTCAACAAGTATAGAGTACATAATACAATCATTTTCTGCCGCAGCAAAATTACGCATCATAGACATTAATTCGCGAAAATTTAATGATTTAATAAAAGGACCCTTAAACTCATTGACGGTTGCTATAGGCTTATACTTACCATCTATCTTTATATACGGTGTCGCTAATTGTCCTTGTTCAGTAATTTTATTTTTAAAGAAAACACTCTGTAATTTCATCAATTGTTCTCCAGGATTAGACACTTGGTAATAAGAGATAATTAAATCTATTTGTAACTGAATCATCATCTCAATTTCTTTACGAATAGTCTGACGAATATTGGCGTTATCAAATAATGCTCTTGCTATTTTATAATTATATTCAATATTACTTGTATCAACCGTAGACGTTTCTTTACTAGCATTTGCCATAATTATGTTTGTTCTTATAATAAGAAAATATTTTTAAAAAATCGCGGATGTAAATTTATAATCCCTGATATTTTTTAGACAAGTAGTGTCGCAATTTATAGTATGTCTCATTTATTTGAGGTTCATATATAAACATGAGTTTCGCTACACCATATCCTAATAAATAACCCGCTACAACTTGTATAAAATTATGACATCCCTTCATTATTCGTGTATAACCCATCAATAGAATAGGAATGTTGTAAATGATGTATGTTTTCCAATCATTATTTCCATTTCGCAATAACCATATATTCATTAAAAAAGAAATAGCAGTTACATGACCAGACGGAAATCCGGATTTATGGTCTACTAAACCACCAGAATTGAATAAAGAACAATTGGTAGCCCCATCTGGACGCTTAAATATAGGTGGGTACCATCCTGTAGTTACTTCTTTAATAAAATCATGAAAAAATATTGATACTGCTAAACCTGTAATCAAAACAACATCAGAACTATATACAATATAAATGTTTACTATCAATGCTATAATGGAAATATAATCGTATATAGAATTTAACTTGATCATATAATTTAAATAAATATTATAAATTATATGTTTACACGTGTAATTATGGAGTTGTGAAAGATCTAAATGTACTACTTAGTAGTGCCTTTTTCTACGCGACAATTTACGACGTCTACCTATATATTTACGACCATTATGGGTTTTATTCTTTTTACCACCTTTATAATAAGAAACTTTTTCAGGGGAGGATGGAGATAATGGTTTTGCTACTACCGGTGAAGCCGACGATATAGACGCATTTGTTATATTAACTGGAACAGCAGGAGCCGTAGGCTTAGGGATAAATACTGGTTGCTTTTCAATCGGAGCGGTTTTAGAGAGGATCGGTTTCTTCAAGCCAACTAATTCATAATAATCAGCTATAATACTATTTTTTCTTTGAAGACAACCCAGTTTAGTAGAATCAATAAATGTTAATTCACTACCTTCATGTAAAACAATGCCGATTTTAATTTTATAATTTAAGGTACTTCTGTCATAATCGTATTTATTATTCCAGTTATAGTTGTTAATAATATATGATTTTTGATAAATGTGAAATCGTTCACCTTTTTTGAAAAATAATCCTAGTATAAAATTAATATTATTATACGTAATACCTTTTTCCTTCGCGTCTTCAAGCGTTATTTTTTTATATATATTCTTTTCTTTTATACGCTCTAAGAAATTATTCATTTGCGAAACGGATAAAAATATTTTTTTAATATCATCATCTCCAAGATCTCTGTCAAATAAACCCATACTCTTTCCAAATATAGCCCTTGTTAATTTTATCGTAGGTATAAATAATATATTTGAGAAACTGTTGTATAATTGTGGTTGTGACATGGCTGGAGTGTATCTCATATTTTTTACAATATTTCCATTAATAGTGGATGCGTCAAATGTTATTTGTAATATATTATTGTTCATATTATAATAATAATATATTTTATAATGAATGTGTAGTTGTCTAATCATATTTGCGATAATTCATAGAATGTAATTATTTATTTTCTATGTGTTTTCTTATTCTTTTTTGTCTTGGACGACTTATTTTTAGATTTTCTACAGAAAGTTCTTTTTTTTCCAGAAGCAACCTTACATCCACGCACCTTTTTACACCTGTTGGGTGCCTTGACGCTTTTACCACGACACAATGAAGTAGATTTTGCCATTATACATAATAATTATATAAAATATTTGAAGTCTCTAAATTTACAAAGAATTATTAAACGAGTTGACCAAGTTAATATTTCTCTCTTGATCCTTTTGTCTTTTTGCTTTTTCCAATGTCTCAATTGCTCGGTTAATCTCTATATCACTTATATTACCATCATTATTTGTATCAACCTTAATATACTTATACTTGTCGGGAAGAATACACAATTTACTGTTACTATTCAATAAAAAATTAGATAATACGGTAAATACCGCCGTTAATACAAGCGCTACTATTATATCACGTGTACCCATCCACGCCATTGTGAAAATAAGCAATTCTCTTGCTACATTATATTTGACAAACGCTTCCATAGAATCACCTAATCTAATTTCAACAAAACGTGAACCTATGTTTAATAATATCATCATGATACCAGTAAAATATTTGCTGGAATTTAATGTATTTAATATTTCAAACATTTCTATATACTACAATAAGAAAACATTTTGACTTCAAAATAGACCAATTCTCTTGATAAAATTACCAAATTGTTCATTAACGTGATGTGAAACTAATTCTTTCGCATAGCCAATTCGTCTTACATGTGGTCGTACGGTTTGCCTAAAATATGTAGTGAATCCTTCTTGAACTATATCATCATGTTTTTCATTATCTATACGATAAGATAGTAATCTATTAGTTATTACAATCGCCATAACAACAACAGTTACAAATACTAATATATACTTTATGTTTTTTATATAATTTATATTGATACTCATATAAATTATATAATTATTTTTTTATTCTATGATATTCTAACAGACATTTCAAACCGCGATGTAATAGTCCAATCCAAATTTATTGTTCATCTTGTTTTTTGGTTGAAGCTTCTCTATCAACTGGTATAGTAGACGAATTAACAGGCTTAACGTTTTCTTCAGCAGTTAAACGCTCAGCAGAAGAGACTATTTCAAATTTACAATCATCGTCACATGGATTACATGTTTCTCCTAAAAATTTAACATTCGGGAATGATTTACTAATAGAATCTTGTGGGACTTCTGTACCGTCTTTCATAAGAAGACCATTTTTACAATTTTCCGCTTTAAAAGAAGATATCAAACTATCGGCATCATCACCATTTATATCAGAAACTTTATTATGATTTTTATTTTCATCACTAGAATGATCATCAGCATTATCGGTAGAATGATCACCAGCGTCTTCAGATGAGTCTTCATTAACAGACTCATCTTTATTCTCCATGCCTTCTCTTACGCTATGATTTATAGAAACGATAATTAAAAAAGCAAGTACTCCGGCCATTATATGAAAATGTGTAGCAACTAAAATAACTATAATAATTAGTATTTTTCCTAAAACTGTATTGAAGTCAAAAATATCGGTCATTCTTTCTATAAATAATACACATATTTTCTTTTCGGTATAGTAATTTAAATTATTATCTGTATTTTTTATAAGAGTATTAAATGTCTTTAGCAACATACGCATCCGAATTTAATAATAAAGAAAATATGGAAAATCCAATACAGAAAAAGAGGGCTAATATGAGAAACAAAACACTAAAACGTCCTTCTAACCATAACAATGGTTCCACAAAATCAAATGCCAACGTAGAAGCACTTATGCAAAAAATTCATAATAATGGTGGTGATTATGGAGGTGACGATGATGATGATGACGAAATGTCTGGAAATTTTCATTCCATGGAATCTAATAATGATAGTTATACTAAAAATAATGATATTCATGATTCTTTAGCAAATAATATTGAAAAAGAGGGGTTTACACAATTGCCAAGTGAATATGCTAAACAATATTACCAACAGTATATTCCTTATTATAACCAAAGTTCGGACGATTTAACTCCGAATGGCGCTAATAAAGACGAATTATTAAATAAATTAAACCAAGTGATCTATTTATTAGAAGAACAGCAGGATGAAAAAACCGGCAGAGTGACCGAAGAATTAATTTTGTATTCGTTTTTAGGAATATTTATTATTTTTATAGTAGATTCATTTGCTAGAGTGGGGAAATATGTAAGATAAATAATACGTTAAATAAATTATTAATTTATGTTGGTATGTATCATATGGATAGTGTAGCAGATGCATCAGCAAATAGTCAGGTTTCTATGGAAACTACTGAAAAACCGGTCAAACAACATGATTTGTCTGAAACTGTAATTGATAGTGAGAATACTGCTCTCAATGTATTGATATCCTTTGTCTATTTAGCACAAAAGAGAGGAGCATACAATCTTAAGGAGGCTGCTAAAATTTGGGAATGTGTCCAACGATTTATCAAGGAATAAGTAAGTAGTTGTATTACACTGTCGGATATACACCATTGAATATTCGGTTGTTAGTTATAGATAAACGTAATATTACAGAGAATTATTACGTTTATTCACAAATACTATTTTAGAATATTACACATTTGTATGTATATATGTCTTCTTATTCAGGTTTTTGAAACACGTACAAATATTGATACTCTAATTGAGCCATTAATAAATCCACTTGCGCGTAATTTATGAAACCAACTTCTTTACATTGATTTATAACAGTTTGCTTTGAAGGCATCCACATTTTATGGACATTTTGTCTGGTCTTCTTTGAACCAGGAACAGTTGTATCTTTAAAAATTTCGGTAAATTGAACAACATCATTTGGGAAAACTTGAAAATCGGATTTATATTCAAAATTATTAAAAATAACACTGGAGGTAGTAATTCTTTTTTTAGCAAAACTTTGTGGATTTACCATAACAAACGGTTTACCTGCTGGAACAACCGGATCAAATCTATTTTTATCCACTAATTGAACCACAAAAAATCCGCCAGGCTTTAGCCAGTTATACACATTTTGTAAAAGTGTTACCTTATCCTTATAATAATAGAAATTCATATTTAAACAGACAATTTGTGTAAATTGTTCTGGTTGAAATGCCATGGTTTTCATGGGACTTCCTTGAATAATTTTCAAATACGGATAAGATTCTTTAGCATACTTAATCATGGCAGATGACTCGTCTAATCCAGTAACTGGCACACCTTGTTTATGGAATCCATTCATTATATGTCCTGTACCACTACCCAAAACCAACATATTTGATTCGCTAGTAGGTTTCACAATATTTTCAATGCTACCAATCTCGTATTGATTAGACAATTCACGATAAAATAATTCATCATATATACTCGCATAAAAATCATCAAATACATTAAAGCCATTTTTTACTACGAAATTCTCTCTCTGTTCAATAAATCCTTCCCGTCTAGGTGTATTGCTTTTATAGATAGTAACTAATATAAACAATATTGCTAATATTAAGAGCAAGTGAAACCAAACTGGTAGTTTACGTAGTGTTCTGTCCAAACGATTGTATATTCTCTCTATCTTATTAAATTCAAATGAGATTTCCATTTTATTAGGTATATGTATTATTAGGTTATTTTTTTTATAGGAAAAGTTATATGAATGATTTTGAAATAAATGATATACGAAATGAAAAACAATTTAAGGGTATTACCTTTTCCAAATTCAAAAGAACAGATGTTAAAAAAGAATTGCTAAATAGTTTATCAACTGGACATATAGAAAAGGCATTACATTGGAGTGCTGAGTTTATTTGCTGTGGATGTTTTATTGATTTATGGGATATTATTTTGAATTTTGTAGGTAAGCATATTCATGTGGGAAATCCTAAATTGCCTATTTATTTGGAAATGCGTTTCAATCAATTTAAAGAAATAATATCCACGTATTCCGGTTTTGAATTAAATATGAGGAATAATGACAAGGTGCGAAAAATATTTGCTGAAATTATTGCTGTTATATGTAATTCTAAAAAAAAGCATTCTATTGAAAGTGTAAAAATAAAAAAACAAGAGGAGTTTGATATCACAGCAATGGCAAATAAATTGAAAGCCCCTAATATAAATTATGCGACAGCCATTTTTAAAAAGGACGATCCTAAGGAATTATTTATTGCTATTAACGAGTTTTCATACCACGTTTCTAAAGATTCGCGAAACGCTTTGGACGCATGTTACTGGTTAGAATGGATATTGGAGTTTGAAACCCTATGTAAAAAGCGAAAGGAAGTATGTATATGTGAAAGACGTTCCTTTGTGAAGGTGGACGAAAAATGCGTAAAAGAGCCTATTTGGATGATATGGGATGTTTTGTTTGCCGAGAATGCCAATAATACTACAAATACAGCAGGTATATCAAAAAAGATTCTGAAGAGTATTTTTGAGTTATTTAGTATGCGATATACGAGTGGCGTAAAAAAGAAGCGAAGATATTTGCTTTATTTTGCTATTTCTCTGTTGACTGATAGCTTCAATACACAAATAGAGATTATTGAGAATAAGTTAATTATAGATAATATTACAAAAAAGATAAATCTCATCTATAAGGAAATAAAAAAGAACGAGGAGGCTCCAGCAACAGACTATTTGTTTAATGGTCTTGAGAAAAGTAACAGTGAGAAAACTTTTGAAAAATTAGAGGTGATGAACAATATGAATACAATCATTCGTTCTTAGTGCACAATTCAACGTTTTATTTTGATCCCTAAAACTTTATAAGTAAACCATGTTACAAGATAAAACAAAATACCACCCCAAACAGTATCAACTAATGCTGGTACCAATTTGTAATTCTTAAATATAGCAATATTGGTAAAATCAAAAATACCATATATACAAAGGCCTAATAGGAACGCGTCAGATACTGGTTTTCTCTCTACGATTATAAACTTATAGATGACTAGGATTAAAAGTATGTAAGAACCGATTGCGCCAAACACATTTAACTTCATTTCCTCTTTTTGAATACCCTTTACCATTTTGCTGAATAAAGGACCACCTATATGGGATAAATAGATACTATCTAGTGCTAACATTGAAAATGCGGGAACAATGTAATCCATTTATATTATAATAATATTTTATTGCCAATTATCAACAAATATTACGAAGTCCATTACAATAAATAAAGTTTACAAAGCATATTTTTATATTCCTATTTTTATATATAATGGATTCAAATAGTGATAATATTCCTCAAGGTATAACTCTTGATATACGTTCGTCTCCCACCGAAAATTCTTCTTCCGTATCATCTACCTATGGAAAAAACGATTATATGAGAATTGGTCTTATTATAACAATACTCCTATTTCTAGGTATCAATATTTTTTCTTATTTAGGTGATTTTCTTCAATATGTAAAGGAATTATTTGCGCCACTTTTAAAAAGTATCCTTGAAAGTTTAGGTTATGTTGTTACGGAAACAACAAAGGATATCACGCAGCTCTCTGCTGAAGGGGCCAAATTAGGTATTGATGTTGCCGCAGGAACCGTAGAGAGTGGTATAGATGTTATTCAAGGCCAATTAGATATTAATCAGGGAAGCCAACAGCAACAGCAAAAAACACAACAGCAACCTGAACAAATGGGTAAGCAACATGGAGATAATCAACAATCGTCTACACAATTAAATAACGCGTCTACACCCGGTTTATCTAGCGCTTTAGCACATGCTGAGTATAACACAGATCCTTTACCTGACGATGCTACAAGTTCTACACAGCGCATGGCTTCTGGAAAATCAGGTTACTGTTATATTGGCGAAGACAGAGGATTCCGCAGTTGTATTGAAGTGAAAAACGCAGATAATTGTATGTCTGGTGATATATTCCCGTCACATGCTATTTGTGTTAACCCTTCTTTAAGAGAGTAATATTATGAATCGTAATATCATAATATAGTACTACTATCGTACTATCGTAATCTCCTATCCAAAATTAGCAATAATTACTAATTTGTATAAGATAAATACATAAAGATGTATTGTCATATTATTGTATAATAAATATGACAAAACCAAACGATACTCAGTCATCACGCAAAGCATGTATAGAAGATTTTTTATGCGAATATGATGATAGTGAAGACTATTACAAAAATCAACAAACTATCTACAATACTAGTAATAACAATAATAATCGTTCACACAATGACAATGATTATATTCAAAAAAACCAACAGCATTATGGTCCTAGAAAGAGAATCAAGCCCTGACGAACAGGAACAAAAAGCCAACAACAAATTGTACCCAAAGGCTTCAAAAAGGGTTTCCGTAAATAAATAATATACTATTGTATTCGTTTATTGTCTTATATTATGTGAATGACGTACTATAATAATAGCTTGTTTTGTGTATAGCTGACAATATTTGTTGTAGTACTGATAACATAAAAATTTCATATAGCGATATTTATCCTGGAGGGGTGTTTGGATTATATGGCCCGTATTGAGGCCATTTTGTTCCTCCAGCCAAATATGTTCGTCTAGGAATATAATTATATAGAGGAACTGTTGGATAATTTGTAATGCGTCTTAAAGGACCTGGTGTGTCGTTTTGACTAGTAAATGCCCAATTTCTTCTCGTATTTGGACATATTAAAGTTCCCATACCACCTGAGTTTAACTGTCTTATATTAGGATTTGTATAAGTAGCGCTTTGTGTAGCAAATGAAGCTCCTCTAGGCTTACCAATACCCCTTGCTAATCTAGAATAGTTCTGTTTTTTTGAAAATCCAGCACTATTTTTTTTATATTGAAAAATTGTCGCTTTACGCTTTTCACTCAGATCTTCAAAAGTCATTTGTTTACCGTCTGGCATAGTCGCGCCACTTAGATCGGGACAATCACCCTCACCTCTGCTCCATAATCTCGGTGGATAAGGACCTTCGCCAGTATAGCACCCGTTTTCTTTAATAGGTAGTAAATATACAGTTACTTCTCCTATATAATAATTATATAAAGGTCCTTCATCTGCCGTAGACATACTAAAAAGAAATTTACTAACTCCATAGTTTGGATTACCTGTCCATATGAAATCTACATTTGATCCGGACAAATCATATGGTGCTGTAGTAATTATATTCGTGTCGTTTTCTAATGTAGGTGTATAGGATGTAACTTCTCCATTAAATAATTGAAACGTAGGTAAACCAGTTATTGTGTACTCGTCATAATAAGTAGTATACTGATTTTTTAAAGATATTACTGTACTACTGTCGCCAGCCTCGTTTATAATATTTCCATTTGGTAATTGATAGAATGTTCTCACTATTTCTATACCATTTCTATTAAAGATAATACTTTTACTAGAGCCAATACCTTGAACCAAAGAATTGATTGTATTATTGCTTGTGTCAAACCAATCAATCGCGTTATAAGAATATTTAGTAGTTATAGAATTAGTGCTATTATAACCACCAGCTATATATATATTATTATTACTACTATCGGTTCCCCAAGTAACACTAACACCAGCACCAGCACCACCAAGATCAAATCCATTATTAGCATCGTTCCAATTAATTCCATCATATGAATAGAGGATTGTACTCCCGGAATTAGCTAGTCCAACACATACACCAATATACTCATGATTATTATTTATACCCCAGGTTACATCCCTACCATACCCATCAATAATAGTATTAGCATTGTTCCAATTAATTCCATCATATGAATATTTAATATTATTTCCGCCAGGAGAATTAATACCGGTCGCTACCCATACATTTTTGCTAGCCGTAAACCCATAAGTAACTCCCTGACAAAAGCCACCTACAAATGTACCATTATTAGAATTATTCCAATCTATACCATTAAATGAATATTTTATTGTATTGTTGCTAATATCTCGTCCACCCGCTACCCATAGAGGTGTACCGTTATTATCTTCCCCATAACTAACAGCAAACCCAGTACCGCTATTATCTAACCCATAAAAAGAATTATTAGCATTTAACCATGAAGAACCATCATACGAATACTTAATTGTATTACCTGATGAATCTCCTCCAACTGCTACCCATAAATTATTTCCAAAAAGTGTTTTTCCAAATTGGATACCATTTCCTTCTCCAACTATCCCTGTAAATTGGTTTGACGACGCATCGTTCCATGTTAAACCCTGATCATCCGTATACTTAATTGTATTAAAATTAGATGATGATGGATCAACATTATCTACGCCTACATTTACCCATCTATGTGACCCCAGCAGTGGTGTAGTATTATTTGTACCATAACCTACAGAATTTCCACTAAATTGATTACTTGAAGAATCTAACCAATCGATACCATTAGTTGATAGTTTTGTATTAATTCCGGTACTGTCGAAACCAACTTGTATGAAATTAGGATTGCTCATTGTATATAATAACAATTGATATAATTGTTATTATATTGATAATACATAGATTTGGTTTGGCATATTTGTTGTAAATGTATTACTTACATCCCCACAGTATTACTAGAAAAGAACCATCTTAAAGAGAGATACTTCGGCATACTTTCTGTAATATCTCCACTCTTCATTGTAAGATTCGGACCACTATCTACGATACTTTGAATCTCACTTGTTCCTAAACCATAGTTGAAGTACCTCAAGTTTGATAAGTATCCAGAAAACCCTCCATTCATACCCACATATACATTTCCGTAATTTTGTTTGGGGACACCTTTCATGATTAGGCGCTTTGTAAGTTTACCGTTAATGTAGGTATCTAATTGATGATTTTCAACGCGAATTTGAACACAAACCCATTTGTTTAATGGAATATCATTTATAGTTACACGTTCTTCAATATCATTAAACGTATTCATAACCACAACTAAAGCATTTGTATTAGGCGCGATGTAAAGTCCTGGTGCGTTATTGGGTTGATTCATACCAATTGGTTGTTCGGTATAATTAATACTATCATTACCCTTGTGGAAAATATGCCTATATTGACCCTCTTGGTAAACTAAGTCATCAATAAATATCCATGTAGAATATGTAAATTCAATACCGCGTTCTTTATTATCAGACCTAATTACAGGTATAGCTCCTTTTTCACTAGGATCTTGAGGTATGATAACCATTTGTTTTTTGGAATTTATCATTCCATCTACTAAATAAGGGGAATTACTATAAGAAAATAGCCAAGACAATAATTGTGAAGTGAATTTCAATGCTATAACAAAAACTATTAATACTAATAATAGAAATGCTACCTTTGCTACTAAACTATTTGATTCTAAAAATTCTTTTGTTCCATTAACGACTCCAGTACTCTTAAAATTATCAAATGTTCCGGCACCAGATGAAATATTTCCTGTGTATCCAAATTCTGACATATCTATATATTATATATAATATATTTAGATGTGCTATTTACTAAAATTAGATTATTCTATTATTTACACCCTTGAAAATTTAAAGTGTTAAACTACCTTGTTCTTGTCCGTCCTTTAAATATTCTATTTTTACTTGGTATGGGAATTCTAAAGCGGCGCCATATCCTTGACGATAAATATTATAAGCTTCTTGAGGGTTCAGCGATTGTCCGTAATATTTAATATTTGTTGTGTAGCCTGAGAATCCACCTAAAGGTGTGATATATACAGGAGCAGTATTGGCAATTTTTGCTACACCAGGCAACACACAAGTTCTTACTAATTTACCGTCAATATATACATCTAATGTTCTTCCGTTGACGCTAACAATAACATTCACCCATTTTTGAATAGGAATATTATCAACGTTACATTTATGAACTGTGAATTCGTCGTTGGGAGTTAGGCTAGTTGGGTATACAGCAGTTTCTATCTTTAAATTATTCTCAATTGCTCCTAACATAATCGCAGGACTAGGTAATAAATCCGCGTCCATTCTTCCTAATATTATTTTATCCTCGCCATAACGATAACTCCAATCATCAACATAAAACCATGCCGAGTATGCGTAATTAGAAGCGTTGCTATTTTCCAAATTACTAGAGTCTATTTTAGTTACCTTTTTAGCGTCATTAAAACCAGCGAGTTTATTAGAGCTACTCGTCCACCAACGTATAATAAGTATTATTAATATCACAACAACAACACCTATAACTATATTTCTAACGGAAAATTCCATAATATAATATACTGTTAGAAATTTTCTTTTATCTTTCCTTTCTTTCCTAAATAACTGGAGGACTTAAGTCTTTTACGGAATTGTACGCCCAGTTTATTTGACTTCTTGAAATACTCTCTTTGTAGTAATTCACGTTACATATTCCTCCATGTATCCCCTTTTCTGTACCAGATAGCATGACTGTGTCCGCATGATATGGAATGATTCCAGGTGTAGATGATACTAATTCATTATTTATAAATATATCTAGTGTAGAACCATCATAACTAATAATAATATTATTCCAACGCTGCATCTTAAAATCGGTTGTTTCGTAGATAATTTTCTCCACCTTGCCCTCTGTTTCCATAGTAATACGTAAAGTATTCTTTACTACATTAAATAGTACATTTGGTTTATTACCAATATTAAGTAATGATGTATATTCATCATATTTAGAATTTGTTTCAGGGGGAAATGAATCAACATATATCCAACTAGATATAGCATAATGATATTGAAATTTATCATCTACATAATTTAATTCGCGAAATGTACCTAGACGATTTTCCTGGTTTAACTGTTTGGGCGTCGTTATCAATTGATTTGCATTATGTGTGAATATATACTTAGCTAATATTGGATATAAAAAGTACATTCCTATAAGTGCGACTTCGGCTATTAATATAATAATAATAGGTTTAGTAGTAATTTGATATTGTTGCTTCATGTAATCAATTAAATCCAATAGTAGACAAGGCATATACAACAATACATTCTTTAGTAATCCTAATACACTAGCCTTGTGCTCTTTTTTGGGCTCACCACTAGTTATACCAAAGTATTTAATTACCATAGTAATTAAACCTAGAACAATAAATACATTAATAATAAGCAATATGAATGAAGATGCGTTACTAAAGTAAGAAAGTAATTTAATTATCCCTACTACTATTAAAATAAATACTGTAAGTGAACCTAACATAGTCATGTATTTACCTAATTTGCTTAACACTGTAGCTTCCACATTTTCTGATTCTTGTTTTGCCTTTCTATAAATTAACATGGTTAAAAGTATTAAAAATGCTCCAAGAATAGTCATGAATATTGTTAAACCAGCATTTTTCCCACTAATAATATTATACGGGTTTTTTGTGTAAATAATAATTACGATTATAAAATATGTTATACTACTTAATATAAAAGAAAACTCGTATGGATATTTTTTTATCCAGTATAAAGAAAGAATTGCGTTAGTATCCCGATATATAGGATTTAACAAATCACTTGCATTACGTGAAAGAAATATTTTTTTTAGTGGATTTGTTTCGTTATTGTAGTTGGCTATCTTTTCTGCCTCTGTTAATGCTCCACCAATTATATTATTTTTAACAATTTGTTTTGCTTGACTCTTAACATTTTTACTCATAAGTTCCTTTCCTATTACTTATTCATTAGAAATAAAATATGTTTCCTATTTCGTCAAACATATTTTACTTAAGTATAACTTAATTGAAGATTAAGATTACCTTACCTATTCTGGAATTATAGGTTTTCCATCGCGGTTTTTCGTCCATGACAATCTCTACATAAAGCTACTAAATTATCTACATTATTAGACCCTCCATATTCCAATCTTATTTTATGATCTACTTCAAACCATGCTGGTAATTGCTTTTGACAATGTCCACATTTCCATCCTTGTTGAGATGCTACAAATTTCTTTTTAGTCTCACTAACACTTCTTTTTGTACCTGTCTTACCGGATTCCATTAGACGGTTAACTTGGTGTTGTTGCTGCTGCTGAGACACACCATACATATTCATTCCTCCTTCACCACCCATAAATGGTGTTTGATTTGTAAAATCGGCAAAGGGACTAAGAATATCTAGAGTAGATTTCGCACTAGGCATAAATTTTACAATATTTGTTAATTCTTGAACCAATGGTCGTGATTGATTTGGATTTTTTTTGAGAAATAAATAAATACTCAGTCCGGCAAAAGCAAAGCCGGCCATTTTAAAATATTTTTGCCAGGATTCTAATATTTTTATATATTTGCCCTCGTAATATGTATTTGCTATAAAAAAACCAGATACTGCTAAAACCAATAGTTCTAATTTCATATAATATTTGTAAAGTTTATTTTTTACAAATATTACTTTTCTAATAGAGAAATAAAAGCTGTTTTATTTGGATTTGGATTTGGATTTGGATTTGGATTTGGATTTGGATTTGGATTTGGATTTGGATTTGGATTTGGATTTAGATATAGACATAGACTTAGACTGTGATTCAGAATGGGAATTAGATATAGACATAGACTTACGTAATATATTACTGGGTAATATTGAGCGTTTTACGTCAGATGTTATAGAATAATTACGTTTTATAGGAGAATTTGACATTTTCTTATCGCTATTGATAATGTTGTTTAGGTTAGCGATATCATTTGTCAATTTATTGATGTCTATTTTCTCTCCACCATTTGAATAAATATTTTCAACCAATGTAGAACGAATTCGGTTTAAGTATACCTTTTTCATCTCTTCCGATAACTCTATTTTATCCAGTCCTATTTCAAAAAAGTTATAATACACTGTCATTAATCCAAATATATCGCTGTTGAACAAATATACTTTTATAAAATATTCGGTAGCATCAAATGTCATATTGTCAGTCGTGAACTTCAGCAAAATATCTGTAATATAATTAGATAGGTAATATAAATAATACCCGTATTCAATCAAACTATCCCGTTTAACATCTGGTAAAAAAGTTTCTTCACTTATTCCTGGAGAGAAAATCTTCTTAAATAGTATCACGTTATCGTCATAATATCCATAATAACGAGCCAATTTTATTAAATATTCATTAATCACGTAATTTCGCACATTTGTTCTATTAAATTCCAGTATTCCGTCAGTTACACGTTTTAAAAACGCTTCATAATTTAGCTTGAATTCATCTGATAACATCATAGATGAAAATGGCGTATTAAACTGAAGAGGTCTGTTTCTTATTTCTTCAGGAATCGCATTATTTTCTACAACTCCTGATAATCCCCAGTCGATAACTCTGGCATGTAAATCTTTATCTATCATTATGTTTCTATCTTTTAAATCATGATGAATTACTCCAGCCTCATTCATAGGGCGAACACCATTTTTTATCATATCAATCACAACATCGTTCAATAAAAACATTCTCTCCTTGGTTATCTTTCCATCAGAAACTAACCAATCTTTCAAATCCATACCAGCGTCAGGCATATTTAATATAGACAATCTCGTGATGCGATTATTTACGTTCTTTTCATTTATATTATGGCGAGTTAAAGCATAACATTTTTTATCAAAATTCTTCTTATCTTCATCCGTTAGTTTTTCGGGGGCACATATCTCCACATCTAATAAATAATGGTTTTGATAATTCTTTATATTTTTCAATTTATCCTTAATTCTCTTAATCTCTAACATTTCTTGTTTACCATGTCTCTCTAGTGACATCTTACTAACACCATTTTTACGTATGTCACTACCTTTACAGCGCAATGCTGGTTTAAATATACAACCAAACCCTCCAGATGCTAATGCTTCGCCACCCTTCCTTCCGCGACCTTTATGTACCTTATGGGTTCTTTTACTCTTTATTTTATGCGCATTTTGATTTTTATTCTTATTCTTATTCTTATAGTCCTTACTTTTTTTACTTGTATTTAAACCCATTATTTCGTTACTATAATTACGAGAGAATTATTTTTTGTATAAATAATATCCACATACTAACAAACTAATAATAACTCCTCCGAATAATAATTTTTTTCTATATTTAATTTGCTCTCTTAAAATAATCTCTTTTGGTTTATATTGTTCGTAATAAGCGTCTAGTGCTTCCGTAAATGTTAATTCATCTTTACCTAATTGAGCATTGATTTTATTATGTATAAAATGAACCCATTTTAAAAATGAGTCTTTTCCCTCTAAATAAGGTGATACAGGGTATTTATCTAATAATACACTAAAGTTATTTCCTATTTTTGGATGAGGAATAAAGATAGGTAGGTTAGTTAAAAAATCATAATATTTTTTTTGAGTTACTTCGTTCGCTTTTAAAGGGTAAGATATAGCAATTGTCATTAAAAAAAACCAATAATGGGGACCCCATATAGTAGGATCAAACTGTTTTTCTGTCATTAATTTGAAACAATATAAAAAGATACACGAATTAACCTATAACGACAAATGAATAGAACATTTAATTTTTGTAATAATTGCGGAAAAGCTGGGCACGTATTTCATACATGTAAACATCCTATAACTAGCATAGGTTTAATCGCATTTAGGATGAACGATAATCAATTACAATATCTTATGATAAAAAGAAAGCATAGCTTAGGATTTGTTGAATTTATGAGAGGTAAATACCCTGTAAGCAATTATGAATATTTAATCAATATATTTAATGAAATGACAACATATGAGCGTGAATTGATACGTACATCAACCTTTGCTGAATTATGGAGTTATTTATGGGGAGAACAATTAGGCGTTCATTACCGTGGAGAGGAGACAACATCAAATGAGAAATATAATATATTAAAATTAGGTATTGAAAATAATAAAATAAAGTATAGTTTAGAAACAATATTGAACAAAATTCAATCTACATGGAATGATCCGGAATGGGGGTTTCCCAAAGGAAGACGCAATTTTCAGGAAAAAGATCTTCATTGTGCTTTGAGAGAATTTGAGGAGGAAACCGGCTACATAAAAACAGATGTTCATCTAGTTCAAAATATTATACCATATGAAGAAATATTCACTGGTTCTAATATGAAGTCATATAAACATAAATATTTTGTATGTTATATTGATCCAGATATAAAACCTACAAATAGATATCAAGAAACTGAGGTTGGTGATGTAAAGTGGATGTCATACGATGAATGTATAACTACTATCCGTCCATATAATTTAGAAAAAATAGCTATATTAAATAAAATAAATACCGTTTTAAAACAATATAGATTATATTAACGATATACATTATATAAACAATATATAAGTGTTATGGAAAGTCCGCAAGATATGGGGAATACAAATAAAATAGAAGAAAATATTCAGACAAAAGAGAAACCACAAGAAAAGACGAAATCAAAAATAAAGACTAAAATGAAATTAAAAGGAAATATACCTGAATTGACTATAGATAATATTAAACCAGTATTTGATAAAATAAATCTACAAGATAATGTAACATACAATACTTTCTTAAATAAAAAAGAACTGTTAAATCGCAAATTTATCTCGGACCATAATGAGGAATACGCTAACTTATATCCTTCATTAGATGACCCTAATTTTAATATTAAGATTGCTGAAAAAGAAGAGTTCCATGAGACCAAATACGATGGTACTATTTACGATATTGAAAAACAAGCACAAATACTATGTGAGGCAGATTTTGAACTTGTTCCACATCAATTGTTTGTGCGTAATTTCTTAAGTTTCCAAACACCATATAATAGTTTGCTATTATACCATGGTTTAGGAACAGGCAAAACATGTAGTGCTATTACAGTTGCTGAAGAAATGAGAACATACTTAAAGCAGTTGGGTATTACACAGCGTATAATTGTTGTTGCTTCTCCAAATGTTCAAGAAAATTTTAAATTACAATTATTTGATCCGCGCAAATTGAAGTTAATAGATGGATTGTGGAATTTAAGAGCATGTACAGGCAACAAATATTTAAAAGAGATAAATCCTATGAATATGAAGGGATTTTCCAAAGAAAAGGTGGTGAGACAAATAAGAACAATTATAAATAATTCATACTTGTTCTTGGGTTACATTGAATTTGCGAATTATATTGCGAAAAAATCGTCAGTAGACGAAGAAGATCCTAAAAAACGCAAGGCTGAAATGATACGTAGATTGAAGAAATTTTTCAACAATCGCCTTGTTATTATTGATGAGGTTCACAATATTCGTATTAGTGATGATAAGCAAGATAAACGTGTAGCACAAGAATTGTTTAAATTAGCAAAGTATGTGGATAATTTACGTTTATTACTTCTCTCTGCTACACCAATGTATAACAGCTATAAAGAGATTATATGGCTTCTTAATGTTATGAACATGAATGATAATAGATCCACTATTGAAATAAGTGATGTATTTGATAAACAAGGAAACTTATTGATTTCATCAGATGGCACAAATATTGGTGAGGAAATATTACGTCGGAAATCAACAGGTTACATATCTTTCGTGCGTGGCGAAAATCCATATACGTTCCCATATCGCATTTTCCCATCATTATTTGCTATAGAAAATACATTTAAAAATTTGTCTTATCCGCGAAAACAATTGAATGGAAAAGAGATTGTTCAACCATTAGAACATTTAGACGTATATGTGAATAATTGTGGTTCTTTTCAAGAAAAAGGTTATAATTATATTATTTCTCAAATCAAAGAAAAAGCCGGTACAACCAAACAAGGTTTACCTAACTTTGAAAATATGGATTCTTTCGGCTACATGATTTTACAAAAACCACTTCAGGCATTAAATATGGTATATCCAAACAAATCATTAGAAGGAACCAAACCCAAATTTGATGGAAAAGTATTACTGGGTAGTGAAGGATTGAGACGAACAATGAAATATACGGAAACTACTAATCCACCTACGCGCAAAAATTTTGAATATAAAAATGATCACTTCGGTGAGTTCTTTGCTCCGGAAAATATCGGTAAATATAGTTCTAAGATTAAGAGCATAACTGATAATATATTAAAATCAAAAGGTATTGTATTGGTTTACAGTCAATTTATTGACGGTGGCGCAATACCAATAGCACTTGCTCTAGAATCGCTCGGCTTCACTCGTTTTGGTAGTAAGGCGTCTAATCTGTTTAAAAAACCACCAAGAGCACCGATTGATGTGAATACTTATTTACCTCGTGATGAAATGGAAAATCCTAAGGAGTTTCGTCCAGCTACATATACCATGATTACAGGAGAAGTCGCTTTATCACCAGATAAAGTGTTTGATTTACAAAATCTTACGGATGAAGACAATAAAAATGGTGAAAAAATAAAGGTGGTCATTATTTCTATGACTGGTTCCGAAGGTATTGATTTTAAAAATCTACGACAAGTCCATATTTTAGAGCCATGGTATAATTTAAGTTTAATTGAGCAAATTATTGGTAGAGCAGTGCGAACTTGTAGTCACAAACAATTGGCCTTTAAAGAGAGAAATGTAGAAATATTTTTATACGGAACAATGATGACAGAAGAACCAGAAGAAGAGTCCGCTGATTTATATATTTATCGTTTAGCCGAATTAAAAGCTGTTCAAATAGGTCGTGTAAGTAGAATTTTGAAAGAATCATCTGTTGACTGTATACTTAACATAGACCAAACGAATTTTACTGAAGAAAACATGAATACAATTGTCAAACAAGAGTTGTCAAATAAAATGGTGATTGACTATCCTATTGGAGATAAAGCCAAGACCGTATCATGTGATTATATGGATACATGTAATTTTAAATGTAAACCTTTCAAAACAATAGAAAAATCAGATATTAAGCTAGATACGTATAATGAATCGTTTATTATATTGAATAATGACAAAATTATACAGCGTATAAAGGATTTGTTTAAGGAACGTTTCTTTTATAAAAAAGACAGGCTGATTTCTGAAATAAATGTAGTAAAGAATTATCCATTAATTCAAATAAACGCAGCACTGAACGTTTTAATTAACGATCAAAATGAGTTTTTAGTGGACAAGTATAACAAATTGGGTCATTTAATAAATATTGACGAATATTACTTGTTTCAACCAATTGAACTAAATAATGATCATATTAGTGTATTTGATAGAAGAAATCCGGTTGATTATAAGCACAAGGAAATAACGGTTCCTGTTCAAATGAAGGAAGACAATGGTTTAAAAATCAAACCGGAACAAATTGTTAAAATGATAGATACTGAAATTGACGGTAAAACACGTCACGAATCCGATGCTGAATCTATTAAAGTTATACAAAGTATTGAAAAGAATTATGACATAGCTACTAGTGATGTAAATGAAATGAAGCGAGGTGAAGATGACTGGTACTTATTCGCAGCCTATTTAAATACAACGGGATATTTAAAGACAAATATTGGTATTGATTTAGATACTTATAAAGCATTTATTATTGCTCATATTTTAGAATATCTTGATTTTCAAGAAACAAAGAAAGTGCTTACTTATATATATTTTACAAATAAGGACAAGTTGTCTGAAACACAAAAATTGATAAAGACCTATTATGATTCGCGTATTATGGAGAATAAGGGAGTAACTGGTATTGTTTGTTCAAAAGATAATAAACCTTTATTGTTGGTAAAAGATGTGAATGGTTGGACAACTGGACAACAAGAGGATTATACTGATTTATCATCAGAGTTTAATAAAGTAATTATAGAACCAATAACAACATTTAGCAAATATGTGGGGTTTATTGGTGACTTTAAAAACGAATACAATATATTCAAGGTGAAAAATATGGCTGATCCGCGTAGCAAAGGTTCAAGATGTGACCAATCAGGTAAATCAAATGCCACCAAATTATTAAACTCTATTATAGACGAAACGAAATATACACCGGTTAATACAAAGAGTAGAAATAAACTGGAATTCTGTGTATTACAAGAAATGTATTTACGATTTTACAATAAAGTTAAAAAGAACGAAAAAAGATGGTTTTTAAATCCGAGTGAAATGATAATCAATAATATTGAAAAAGTTTCCTTCTAGTTTGTGTGTAATAGATATTCATTGATATTCCATTTTGGATAAAATTAAAAGTTGAACAGAATTAAAGAATAAATTCTATTAGTATATTAGTACATTAGTAATGAACGCTAACGCTATCACTACTACTCACATTGTAAATGCCAAGAAATCTTATCGTAATAAACCGAGTGATGTTGGCGTATATATGAATTCACTTCTATCACGAAAAATTCAAATACCGTTCAACAAAATTGGTAAGAACATTAAGGAAGTATTAGAAAAAATGATTAAGCGACAAATTGAAGGCAAATGTACAGTAGAGGGTTATGTGAAACCTGAATCTACAAGAATATTATCTTATTCCAGTGGTGTATTGTTTGAAAACAAAGTGGAGTTTGACACTGTATTTGAATGTTCTATATGTTGTCCGGTTGAAGGCATGGTTATTGGTTGTATTGTAAAAAATAAAACACAGGCTGGTATTCGTGCTTTACTGGATGAGGAAAAATCTCCAGTCGTTATATATGTTAGCAGAGACCATCATTATAATAATAAATATTTCGCTTCTGTAAATGAAAACGATGAAATTAGTATCCGTGTTATTGGACAGAGATATGAATTGAATGATGAACAAGTAAGTATTATAGGCGAAATTATTGAACCAAAAGAAGAAAAGCAAAAGAAAAATACGACAATGAAGCGAAAGCCTAAGAATTAAAAAATTCTACAAATGATTTAAAAACAAAGACCATAACTTATATAATATATCCAGATGAACTTGAATTTATTGAAAGAGCAAATAGAAAAGTTAAATAAATTCCATCAAATTGAGATTTTGAAGTTGTTAAAAAATGATTCATCGTGTACACTTAATGAAAATAAAAACGGCGTTTTTGTAAACTTAACAAATGTGAATGCTGATCTTATTGACAAATTAGAAAAATATTTGGATTATGTGATTGAACAGGAGAAATCATTAGATGACATTGAACATCATAAGGATATGCTGACAAATACATATTTCAAAGATAATAAAGACAATTCCAGTATGTCATTAAATGCAACAGTATAATCATTCAACTAATATGAATAGTCCTTTTGTTACTGATAAAACAAGTATTATTGAAAATATTGGAAAATATATGTTCACGTTGAAGAATATTTCATCAGTAGATATATTTACAACTGACGAAAAACCTATAAAAGAAACAGTGACGACGAAAAAAAATATTACAACCATGAGTGATATTTTTTTCCCTAGACAAAGAGACGCGTTGTTTTGGTGTTTTTATATATTATTACACGACATGACTACCTATGACATGATAACTAATTATTTTACTTCAGAGAAAGAATGTAAATATAAATGGATTGAAGAATTTAGATGTAGAAAGGAATTGTTCAAACCCATCAAAGTGAGTAGAAATGTGGTTGAAGATGAATTAGCCAATGCGAGAACCGTTTCTATGGAAACTATCAAGGCGTTATGTCATTTGAAAAATATGAATGTTTTTTATATTGATAACAAAAAATATTATGAGGTTATTGTGAATGACAATAGTCCTGTTCATATTATTGAAAAAATAGAAGGTAAATATGGTATTAAACCGAACGTGGCTAGTGACAAAATTGATTATTATCGCGCAAATTATTGGAAACTGGAGAAAATGGACAAACCACTCAAGGCAATATCTAGTTACAAGGTTGACCAACTGAAAGATATTTGTAAGCGATTAAATATTGATGTGTTACAAGGCATGACGAAACCGAAAATGTATGAAAAAATATTAGAAAAATTGTAAATTATTCAGATGCGTATAACTGATATTTGAATTTGAAAGTGATATTTGAATTTGAAAGTGATATTTGAAATAAAATTTAAAGTTGAAACGTATATAAAATAATCTGTTCAAGTATATATACATCATGCCGGAATTAAATCCACAACAACAATTTGATAATATTACGAATAAATATTTAGAAAATGTATCCAAAACAGGAGAAGACGGTGTTCCTGAATTTGAGATACGTTTTGGCACACGTGGTATTAGACCCATAACTAAAATTGATTTTGACAACGTTATTCAAAAACTAAAGTCGTCTGGCTTTCAATTACTTGACGTAAATGGATATGCGTTAAAAATCCAAAGCGAGTTTTTAGATAAACAAACTGGTAAACTTAGGGAGTCTAATGTGCGTGTTGAGATTAATGGTATTCATCAAATTCAACAATATTGTGAATCCAATTCACTTGAAAATATACAAGCTGTCTATACGCAAAAAAAGCCTGCTTTTATAGATGGGCAACGTATGTTCCCGGTTAATATTGATGATTTTAATTTACGTGCTTCTTATCAAACAGAAAAAAGTATTAAGCCTTATAGTGCTTTTGTTGAAAATATTATTTCGTCGTGGAATGAATATAAAAAGACTTTCCGTTACATTAATCGCACCTCATTTATTCATCCTATTTTACCAGTTCGTGTTGATATGAGTGTTGTAAAAAGTAGTAGTATGGAAGAACATGAATACAAAGATAAATACGGTAAAACCCACAAGACCTGGAAACCAAAACCAGAATATACCATTCAAGCAGCAAATGTGTTTGATAATATAGAAAAATATGAGATTGAATTAGAGGTATTAAATAATAAGGTTGGTGCTGGAACTGATTATAGTACAATAACAAATACTTTACCCAAAGCTCTACGCAAAGCAATTATATATGTCTTGTCTGGTCTTCAAAATACTAACTATCCCATTCCATATAGTGAAATTAAAAAAGTTGGTGACGACTACTTAAAATTAGTATACGGAAAGGAATATAATCCTAAGATGAGAATGAAGCCAAAAATGTTTCTAGGACCCTCTTCATCTACTTTACAAATGTCAAATATTGCTCCTTTAAACGATGATACAGTTATTCCCAATATTCGTAAAGATTATACAGTTACTGAGAAGGCAGATGGTATGAGAAAATTAATGTACATTAATGATGATGGTAAGATATATTTGATTGATACCAATATGAATGTTCAATACAGTGGTTCCATAACAAAAAACGTAGATTTGAGACAAACTATTTTAGATGGTGAACATATTCTACACAATAAAAAGGGTGATTTCATTAACTTATTTGCTGCATTTGATGTGTATATTATCAACAAGAAAGATGTTCGCGCGAATTCATTTATTCCTCCACCAATAGACGATAAAAAAGAGGTTATTTTAGAAAAATACAGATTGCCGTTGTTAATAAATATCATTAAAAACATGTCAGCTATTTCTCCTATCAATGATAAACCATCGCCACTGCGAATTGAAAATAAAAAGTTTGAAGCAGATGGTCCGAATAAAGACATATTTCAGTGTTGTAATACTATTATTGATCAACAAAAACAGGGTCTCTTTGAGTATGAAGTCGATGGACTGATTTTCACTCCGTCCTACTATGGTGTAGCATCTAATAAACCTGGAGAGGCTGGACCTCTTAATAAGCCTAGCTGGGAACACTCATTCAAATGGAAACCTGCGGAATTCAACACAATTGATTTCTTAGTCACTACAAAAAAAGACCCGAATGGTAGTGATGATTTCATTGGAAATATTTTCCAAGAAGGAACCAATACAACAGCGTATGATCAATTATCTCAATACAAAACACTCATATTACGCGTTGGTTTTGACGAAAAAAGACACGGTTATATTAACCCATGTGCCGATGTCATGAATGATAATTTACCTTCCTATAATGGTGATATCACTACAAAAGAAAACGTCAGAGATGTATATAAACCCTTACCATTTTATCCGACAAGTCCATTTGATGTAGAAGCAAGTGTATGTAATATAATGCTACAAACAGACGAAAGTGGTAATAAGCGCCTATTTACCGAGGAAAACGACGTCTTCAGTGATGGTATGATTGTTGAATTTAAATATGATTTCACGCGTGAAAATAAATGGCGTTGGGTTCCTTTACGTGTTCGTTATGATAAGACTGAAGAATATAAAAAAGGATTCCCTCAATATGGAAATGCTTATCATGTCGCAAACAGCAATTGGCATTCTATTCACAATCCGATTACTGAACAAATGATACGAACTGGACTAGATATTCCTGAAGAAACTGTGGACGATGACGTTTATTATAATCGTGTGTCTGGGAAATCTTCTACTAGAGCACTCCGAGATTTTCATAATCAATATGTAAAAAAATTATTGGTTACGAGCGTAGCAAAAAAAGGAAATACTTTAATTGATTATGCGGTTGGAAAAGGCGGTGATTTTCCCAAATGGATAAATGCTAAGCTATCATTTGTATTCGGTATTGACATTTCTCAGGATAATATTGAAAATCGCGTAGACGGTGCTTGTGCTAGATATTTAAATTATCGCAAAGATTACAAAGTGATGCCTGACGCCTTATTTGTCCGCGGTAACTCATCACGTAATATCAAAGATGGTGACGCACTGTATAGTGAAAAAGCAAAACAAGTGACCAAAGCTGTGTTTGGAGAAGGTCCAAAGGAAAAGGATAAATTAGGCCTTGGGGTGTATAAACAATATGGTAAAGCTAGTGAAGGGTTTAATATCAGTTCATGTCAATTTGCTATCCATTATTTCTTTGAAGATAAGAAAACCATAAATAATTTCTTGCGAAATGTAAGTGAATGTACTAAGGTGAATGGTTATTTCGTTGGTGGATGTTACGATGGAACAGCTATATTTGACGCATTGCGTGGTAAGTCTGTTGGTGATTCTCTAACTATCTTAGAAGATGGTAAAAAAATATGGCAAGTCACAAAGGGTTATGATCGTGATTCATTTGATAATGATGAAACATCTCTAGGTTACCCAATTGACGTGTATCAAGAGACAATCAACAAACCATTTCGTGAATACTTGGTTAATTTTGAGTATTTAAACAGATTACTAGAAAACTATGGATTCGTTCAATTAACAAGAGAAGAGTGTAGTGAAATAGGTATTCCTAGTAGTGTTGGTTCCTTTCAACAATTATACCGAACAATGGAAAATGAAATTAATAAGTTTCCCAGAAAAAAGAATGATTATGGAGATTCGTTAAAAATGACACCAAAGGAGAAACAAATATCCTTTTACAATAATTATTTCATTTACAAAAAAATTAGGAATGTAGATACCGTATCTGTATATAATACTATGGTAGGTACTTCTAAATTTCAAGAGCAAATGAAAGCATTAGAGGAAGAAGATTTTGAAAAAGATTTGGAAAAGGACATTGAAAAGGAGAAGGCACAAGACAAGGAAGCCAAAAAAAATAAGGCCCCTAAAAAATTAAAGCGAAAATTAAAGCTGGTTCAAGTCAGTAAGGAAAGTGTAGAAGGGGACTCTAGTAAATAAAAATCTATATGATAGTCAATAGAAATATCCAAAGGTATAATAAGAAAAACAACATAAAACTATTTTTATTATTATACATAACGATAGGTTAGGAATAGATGAGTTATTTTATATTACCATCCGCGCAATCAAATATAAGTAATATAGTATTTAAAACAGTTGAACCAAATATACCTCATACTAGCATGACATTAAATGACTACTTAAACAAAGTGAAAAAACAAATAGACGAAAATTATGAACAATGGGATTTTATGAAAAGATATACAAATCCATATGAATTTATCCATTCTATTGTTCCAGGTACAAAACAATCTATCAGTAAGTATAAGCCGTTATCGCGTTCTTTTTACAAAATGGTTGAATTATCCAATATGTTTCAACTGTTCAAAGAATACGAAGACATTTCTATAAATACATTTCATTTAGCAGAAGGCCCTGGTGGCTTTATTGAAGCTACTGACCATTTAAGAAAGAACGAAAGTGATACTTATTATGGAATGACCCTACTTAATGAGGATCCAAACGTTCCTGGTTGGAAGAAAACAGATCATTTTTTAGAAACACGCCCTAATGTTAAAATAGAATGTGGTGTTACAGGTACAGGTGATTTATTAGAAGTGGATAATTTGAAATATTGTAATGAAAAATATAAAAATTCCATGAATATTATCACTGCTGATGGTGGTTTTGACTTTTCTATTGATTTTAATCAACAGGAAATATTAGCATCTAAACTATTATTTGCCCAAGTCAGTTTTGCTATTTCAATGCAAAAGGTTGGAGGACATTTTATACTTAAGATATTTGATATATTCACGAAATCAACATGCGATATATTGTATATTTTATCCACTCTTTATAAGCAAGTCTATATTACAAAACCATATAGTAGTAGATTGGCCAACTCTGAAAAGTACGTTGTATGTAAAGGATTCAAAAAATATCCTACTCAATTGATTGCTCATATAATTAATATATACCCGACATTGAAAGAACACCCTTTTATAACTAGTTTTCTAGATTTTAATTTGGACTATTTTTATATGAACAAAATAGAAGAATACAATGCGATTTTTGGCCAACAACAGATTGAAAATATTAATGCTACTTTGAGTTTAATTGGATGTAAAAATAAAAATGAGCGTTTAGAATCTTTGAAAAAAAATCATATTAACAAAAGCGTACAATGGTGTGAAAGAAATAACATATCGCATAATAAAAATCCAAATCCTATAAATATTTTTTTGAACTAGACAACTATTTTTTGTAGTTATATTGTATAATGAACAAACTATTGAAAGAGTGGAACAAGACAACCAAACCAATGAAAATATTATTTTTTGTTTTATTAGCAGTTCTTATCTACATGTTTTTTTTTAAGACAGTCCCTTTTAGTGAAAGTTTTGGAAATCCTGTATCGTGTACTTACTATTACATGGAAGAATGTGGTCACTGTAAGCGTTTCAATCCTGAATGGAATACCTTAGTTCAAACATACACTGGTCCTGTGAAGTTACGTAAGGTTTCCGCCACAGAAGCTGGTGATGATTTAAAGAAATACAATATCACTGGATTTCCTACCATATTAATTATTGATGATAAAGGAAATTACGAAGACTATACTGGACCTAGAACTAGTCAAGCATTAATCAAATTTTTGAACAAGGAGTAAATAAAAATTGAAGTTAAAATATAGTTTCTATATATTTTAACTTATTACAATGTCAGGACAATCTGTAAACGCAAACGTTGATTTTGGAGAATTCTCAAGAGGAATCTCTATTTGTATATGTATTCGTATACTAGGAATGTTTAGTTCCCTTTTCATGGTTATTAGTAGTTTATCATTTATATTATGTTATGGTTTACTACAGTCTTCCAAATATATAGACCAATTTATTTCTCAGTTAAACGATAAAAATGATCATACAATAACTGCCATAAAAAAAATGACTAATGCTACAATTATATCTATTGGTAATAGTATGCTTGGTGTACTTATGCCATGGAATATTGACTTGACGATTATTAAGGAAGAAGTTAGCACTCTTTATGAAAATATGCCTGCTAACTGTGAATCTAGTAGTGATGATGAAGATGAAGATGATACACTTATGGAAACAGGTTCATCAAATAATAACAGTGTAGATGACAATACCTCTAATGATTCAGGTGGTGATTCAGATGGTGATTCAGATGGTGATGATAGTAATAATCCAGCTAGTGTTAGCGATGTTAGTACTATACAAACACATATTTCAACCAGTGATGATAATACATCATCAGATAATATACCAAATGATGGTAATAATTTTAGAAGTATAACACCTAACATTACAGAACAAGAACAAAAAGAGCAAGAAGAAAAAGAGCAAGAACCAGAAACACCTGATATAGAAGATATTACACAACAACGTATGGCAGAAATAAAAATAGAACGTGAAAAACAAAAAGAGAATAACCTTATGGATATTTCAAGTGAAAGTGACTAATAATCAAAAATCTGAATGAGAAAAATTAATTTATTGACCCCCAAAAAGAAGATAATGATTGCCCATTTGTACAATTACTAGTATCTGTTGAGCAAACCTTTTTTTGTCCGTTTCTCTTCCACGCCAGTTGTGGATTATATTTTGATTTCAAAAAGTAAGATGCGCTCCCATTATATCCACCTTGGTACTTACCTGCGTTTGCGGCAGCTTCTCCAAAAGCGTTTCTAAAAGAGGCACCATTCTTTGTAATGGTATCATATTTCAACTTGGCTAATCTTGTTCCATTATCCACGGCTCCTTGTGTAGCAAATTGCGCATTACTTGGTTTATAAATGGTTGTATTTTTACAGTTTCTTCCAGTTTGGTACGGATTTGTACAATTATTGGTGTTATATTCCACTGAATTCTCTCCTATAATGGGCGAATCATATGTATTTGACACAATCTCGTTGATAGACTGCTTCTGGTTATATGATTTACATCTTGCCTTTAAATAAGCCTTGCTGTCACTGTAATACGACTTGCTTAAAAGTGTCACGGCAGATTTAATAACATTATTTTCCGGCGTACAGCAAATAGTTTTAGTATTGTAAATCCCTGTTTGAATCTCGTAACTACCCGAAGCATCCACTGCTCCAATTTGAATACTACCGTTATTTTGAACCTTATTATTATTTGTATCAACTGCTACGGAAACGTTAGCAGATGGCTTAATACTTTTGCTATTAGATTGTAAAAATTTATTATCAAAGGTAATAAATTGGTTATTACCACTGGCGTCACATGAACAACTATTATCTCCTGTATATCCCCTAAATACGCTTCCTCCAGGTCTATCAATTACACTTATAGACGACGCACTTTTACCACTTTTTCCATTTACACTTAATTGTCTTCTCCAATGTTTCATTGGATATGCTTTTCCAAAGGGGCCTGTAAAATTTTTCGCAATATTAAAATTGCTTTCAATAGATGTTTGAGGATTGTGTCCCAAGTTCACATTCGGTCTAGACATACTGCTAACTACACCTCTTGCCGAGGGGGGTGCTCCATTATTAGAAGTACCTTTTATACGGACTATCGGTTGTTTCATTGTTGTTAATGTATTTGAATAACTAAAATTAGTAGGTTTAGACATCTAATATATATAGAATCGTTAGAAATTAAATCTCCAAAGATTTAAAATATTATGTCAATGTATACACAATATATAAATGACTACAGGGAATTTTTTTGAAGAAGTATTAGATGATGTTAAAGGTGTGGAGAGAAGAATATTAGGTCCTGACTATGAATATTGGAAACAAATTAACTCCCCTGGAAAGATGGGTATGAGCACAAAAGGTTCATTATCAGCAATCGCATCAAATGTAGGTGGACTTATCAATTACGTTGATTTATTGATTACTGGTAAAGGTTCTGCGTCAGCTACTGGTGGTCCTCTAGGAAACAAGTTTTTCTTAAAAACAGCCGCTACATGTAAGGATATAAAATCTAAAAAACATGTTGACCGTTACATATATGTAAATAATGTCCCAGATGGTTCTATTCCATTTATCAGCAGTGGTATGAATATGAATTTTAGTGAATTTGAAGGTTTAGTTCCTGGAACCTTAAGTAATGTATCTGCCTTAAATCCTATGCTTATTTTCCAAGCCTTCATGTCCGGTTCAGAACCAGAATGCCAGGAGATTACATTAGAGACAATTGACGTTAATAATAATAAGAGTACTGAAACAAGACATGTTACTACTGTTGATATTAAAAACATGAATTCATGTGATTTTAAACCAGTTTATGATAGAAATCCTGTAACAGGAGAAGTATGTAGAGAAGCGTTTACGAATCGTGGCTCTACAAAAATGCCTGACGACTTCTTGTCCAAACTCTTCCATCTCTCTCTAAGTATATTAGGAATCTATCTACTTTTAGGTATCATAAGACGTGTCCATGAGAGAAAATGAAAAAAACATGAAGGATAACAATATCATTTTCAATGCTGAATAATATTGTTATTTGATAACTGTTACACCGACCGAAAAGAAAAATATTATTTTTGACATTCGGATATCATTGAAATTTAGTGTTTACGAGACGTCTTTTTCACTCTATGGTGCTTCTTGCTTCTCTTCTTAGATGACTTTCCCTTTGTCTTTCTCATTTTACTAGAGTGCTTATTCTTCTTGCTATTCTTGCTCTTGTGCTTTTTTGTTGCGGACATTTTATTACTCTTTCTTTTACCGGCACCTAATTGACTAGTTGTTGGTGCTAGGTGTGGCATTGCTGACGTCATATTTCCTTCACTCGGAGATTGGTTTGGTTTTACTAAATTGGATGCTTCCTTTTTAGCTCCACTAATCACACCAGCTACACCAGTTAATGCTTTAGATACAATATCCGAGGCAGTTTTTTTTACGTGAGACAAAATACCATTTGATTGAGTTGGTTGGGTTGGTTGAGTTATTCCGTCCATTTAATACTATATAATAATGACAGAAAATTATTATATAGCTTAGTTTACTTTAGTTACTAGCTAAGGTTTATAGCTTATCGTAGATATAGACATTTGATGGTGTAATTCACTATTGTTTTGTTTGATACAAATTTAAAGCTTAACGCGCTTGTATAATTCTAAAGCTGTTAGGCCTCCAGCAACTTGAGCAAGGATGTAGGGGAGCAAATCATTCTTGGGTAATTTACCAGCAGCGACCATCATCACGGAAACTGCGGGGTTGAAATTACCTCCGGAAATAGCACCACCAACTAAGATAGCAATAGCCAAAGCAGCACCGATTGCTAAAGCATTACCGGTAGCAAGAATGACATAAAGAAAGAAAAGTGTTCCTAAAAATTCAACAAGAAATTTGTTCATTATACATTACACCCACAAAAAAAAGAAAATAAAGCGAAACAACTGATTGAACAAAATAATGATTCAAATATTCAAAGTATATACACCTTCGGATATTTATGCGAATATTTATGCGAATATTTATGCGAATATTTATGCGAATATTTATGCGAATATTTATGCGAATATCTGTCTATTTTTACTTCCGGTTAATCTTGAACCGCCACCAGATTTGAATGGGTTTGCTAAAGCACCTTTCTTTTTAGGCGCCACGGTTCCACCACCTCTCACTCTGGCTAAAGAACTGTTCACATAGGTAGTGTCACTTGGCTTTCCTTGAAATGAAACTGTTGATTTTAAGGTAGAAGCCTTTCCTATAGCGTTTAATTTTTTCATCGCAATATGTTGCGAAGAATCATAATTTCCTGACAATAAGGTTCCACCACCAGAGTCTTTTATGTATTCGCGTCTAGCACGTGAAAACATAGAATCACCAGCTGATGGATAAAATTTTTGCGGCATACCCATTTGAGAATTTACTACCGCATTTTTCCCTCTATTTTTTATGAGTATCCCTTGATCTGCGGGACCTGTAAAACTATATGTAAATTGAAGTCCAGACATCAAACCTTTATATATACTTAACCTATATATAAAAATTATGTGATTTATTACAAACGCTCAAGTGGTGAACGCTTAATGGTGAACGCGGTTATATGCTGTATAAGCACCGTTGTTTGAACCACCATAACTCCAATCATTGTAGCTACGATTAGCTGCTTGTTGCTTCTTAAATCTGGTATAATCAGAACCATCGTATACCCATTTCACATTGGTAGTAGCACTGGGAACACCAGAGCCATCAGGTTTAGCAAAAATACTTCCTCCTAAAATATTACCTGTAAGATTTGCGGATGTCTTAATTCTACCAGTATTTACTTGGTTAGAACCTCCAGATGTATAAGCAACACGGTTCAATAAATCACCGGCATTGTTTACTGCGCGAAAAGGAGTAGCAGCAACCTTCTTTCCATTGACAGTTCCTTTAGCGGCTTGTCCATTCCATGCTTGACGAAGGGTAAATCTCATAATTTCGCGTCTGGCACCACCGTCCATACCACTACCAGAACTTCCTGTAGCGGTTCCACCTATTAATCTTAAAGCAATTCCGGGTCTTCCGGCTTTTACATATCCTTGATTATCATTTTGATTTCCACAACCGGGCATATATATAATGGTTTACATAAAAAAATTACTATTTTTCAAGTATGCTAAAACTGATAGCTGATACTTTTGTATTTTTTCGTTGTTGTTTTGTTTTATGTTGTTGTTGTTTTGTTTACGAATCCATCATCTATGTCATTATTCGGGGAGCAATATTCATCGTCTGTAATTCTTGGAATAACAATTTACAAGCATAAGGTATTTCTACGTAATTGAAATCAGCACGATTATCGCATGTTTTACATATATGAATCTTCATTTTATCATTATATGCAGCAATCATACCGCACTTCTTACACACATTTACTTGATATTTATCAGAGGCATCATACAATCTACCTTTTGTAAATCTTGAAGCACCATGTGAAACCATACAATCACGTTCCATTTCTCCAAATCGCAGACCACCATCACGACAACGACCCTCCGCTGGCTGTCTCGTAAGATTCACCATTGGACCAATAGAACGACTATGTTGCTTATCACTTACCATATGTTTTAATCTTTGATAAAACACCGGTCCCATAAAGATGCTAGTTTCTAATTGCTGTCCTGTTAAACCATTATACATTAGTTCATTTCCACAACTCTCATACCCTACTTTTACCAATTCCTTGCGAATATAATCAATAGACAAATCTCCAAATGATGTTCCATCACCAAATAGCCCTAATTCTACTAAAACCTTCCCTAACAAAGTCTCTTTCAATTGTCCAATGGTCATACGAGATGGTATAGCATGAGGATTAATTATGATATCAGGTTTCACACCTGCCGCTGTAAATGGCATGTCACACTCGGGAATTATATTACCAATAGTTCCCTTTTGTCCATGACGACTACTAAACTTGTCTCCAATCACCGGTCTACGAACTGTTCTTACACGAACCTTACAGAAACTATAACCATCGCCGTTTCTATCCACAAAATTCTTATCAATATACGACTCTTCGTTTGTTCTATAAGTTCTACTCAAATCCTCGTATTTTATCACCTTTGTATGGTCATTTCTATTTTCTTTAATAGGAACCACTTTAGAAATAATCACATCATTGTTCTCCAGTAAAGTATTTTCAGGAATAATACCCTTATTAGTAACCTTATCATAATTTCCGTACTTCATACCCTTTGTCTTTGTAGGATCCGGTTTACAACGAATCTCCTCATCACCATTGATTTTCTTATCTTCATCTTTCTCTGTATGATAAATAGTTGCCTGAAATAGACCACGATCTATGGATCCTTGGTTAAACAATAGACTATCCTCCTGATTATATCCACTGTGTGTCATGATCGCTACTACAACTGGGGTTCCAGCAGGTATTTTATCCAATTTCACCATACCCATTAATCTTGTATCCACCAATGGTCTCGCAGGATATGTCAATACATACGCTGTCTTATCCATACGATTATCATAATTTGTCACATAAACTCCCATCGCCTGCTTACCCATAGCCGACTGATACGTGTTTCTAGGACTTTGATTGTGATCAGGATAAGGAATACATGATGCTAAGATTCCAAACATAGTACTAGGATGAATCTCACAATGTGTATATCTGTAAATGAATTGGTTCTCTGCCGTCAAATCCTTCGACTTCATTGAAATCATACTAAAACTCTGTTCCTCCGGATCAATATACTCTATTACAGACTCGTCTATTTTACAGTTCGTCAACAAATCATTCCATTCCAACTCTCCCGTCTTTATTTTATTCACTATATCATGTGTCAATAATACACGATTATCTTTTACGCGAAGAACCGGTCTTATCATTCTCCCAGCATCACTACAAATACGTATCTCACCATTCTTGTAATCAAATATAACAGAAGTATATATATTAATCATACCACGATATTTCTTTTCTTGAAATACCTTGTATAACGTTTCGGGGTCATCGCTTACACCCAACCATGCCCCGTTTACAAATATTTTCACCTTATTTTCCAACTCACGTGGACTTATTGTATCATCTAATGGGGTAATATATGGAATAATATACTCATGAACTGGGCTACTATCATTCGGTATAGTAATGTGTGACATATAACTCATATTCTTCACTACTCCAACACTAGCACCTTCTGGCGTCTCTGCCGGACATAGAAACCCCCATGAACTATTATGTAACTTTCTAGGAGGAATCAATTTACCACTCTTATCTATCGGCGTATTGATTCTTCGCAAATGACTCAAACTTGATATATAGGTTAATCTATTTAACACTTGCGCCACACCCACCTTATTACTATTTACATTTTTTATTCCGAAATCACCTGTTGAAAGAGCTCGCTTAAGACCATTTTCTATTGTTGTTGACTTCACTATTTTATAAATATTTGTCGTATTAATTATGCTAAGATAATCTTCTGTTGAGCGCCACGATCCATTATTGATTTCTCGCACTACCTGCTTTTGCATATCTTTTACAAGTTTGTTGAAATAATTACGATACAAATTATTCAGTAGGGTACCTGTCAAATCTATTCGCTTATTCAAATAAGAATCACGATCGTCCGGATTAATCCACTCAAAACTACAACGCAGTAGTTTGTTCGTCATGTATCCTAGGAAATATATCTTTTGAATCGCGTTATAACAATGTGGGAATAAGTCATTCTTTAAAATATCCGTCGTAAATTCACGCTTCTTCATTATTCCAGACTCCTTATCCATATTTATCGGCGTATACATTGCGTGCCCCATCAAATATTTTATCGCATCCTCTTGCGTCATTATCTCATTTGCATCTACAATACTACCCTGTAACCCATATTTCATTTTCTTATATTTAGAAGCATCCATATCCAATATAATCTTTTCACATATCTCTTTGTCTGTTATCACTCCCAGAGCACGGAACAGTATGAATAAAGGAACCGGATTCTTCATTCTTGGTATTTGAATGTAAATTGCTGTTCCAAATCCCGCATTTTTACTGGAAATCATCATGCTAATCTGTTTAGGACTAATACATTTAAAATCCGGTACGGATCTAATCTCCGCCGACCAACTCCATTTATTTGAATTTTTACTCACGTTAAAGCAATATACACGATTCTCCGCAGCACGTTCTTGACCCAAAACTGTCTTCTCGCTTCCGTTAATTATGAAATATCCTCCTGCGTCAAATTTACATTCACCGCTCAACTTTTCATCCACGTGCTGATACTGATTTAATACGCAAATAGACGATTTTAACATTATTGGCAACTTACCTATGTGAATTTTCGGCAAAATCTTGTAAAACGTTTGGGTATTCTCCAAATTCGGCCCATTGCGAACTATGTATTTGATGTTTAAATCTATTGTCATCGTTGAAGCATATGTAAAATTTCTTAGTCTTGCTTCTTGTGGGAACATCAGTTTAGACGCTCCATTATTTTCATGTATTTGAGGACGGTATAAATGGAAATTCTCAAAGGTAATGAATATTTCTAAGCTATGTTTTCCGCTTTCTTTATCAAAATCTTGATCTGAACATATCTGTACTGGATTAAACATATCAATCGTTTTTTGTATCTGGTAATTTACAAAATTATTATAGGATTCTAACTGATGTCTTACTAATTGTGTTAGATGCTGGTCTTTAAAATAGGATTCTATTACTGCCCATGGTGTCTCCATATACCTATCGGCATACTTATCCATATTCTCGCTTTTTAATTCCTTTTCAAAGTTCATCATCTTGATTTTGTATTAATAAATTCATCATTTATTACATCAATTTATTTTTTTATTTACGAAAAATCTTTGAAATAGTTTAGACAATATATCGTAATTTCTTCATTACGATATATGGTTATTTTCACAAATTATTTTATAAGTAAAAATATATTATGACTGAACATAAAAAAATTATGATAAATGAATCCTTTTTTAATACAACAAGTGGTGGTGGAAACAAGACTAGGAAAAATAGAGGTGCCGGAAGACCGAAGAAGGAAAAACCTAAAATGGTAATAAACCCTAACTCCATGAAAAAAACGCTTCTTGAAAAAATAAAGAAACACCAGCAGGCTGAGAAAATGTCCAAGCAACATGCCAGTGACTCTATGCCATCTAATACTAGTGGCGCCAATTCTAGACACAATGACGATAATAAATTTACAGACGATTTTATGAACTCAATGGAGTATCTCAGCAAACTAGGGGACAAAAATAGACGTTTGAATAAAGAAAAGAAAAAACGCAATAAAACTCAAAAACTACCTCAATTTGGTGGTAGTAATTCAGCTATGCCTCCTAACGTGATTTTACCTCCTAATATCGGTGGCAGTGAATTGATATCTATTGATTTACCGCCCGATTTTAATGCGCCTCAAGCACCAAATACTACATTATCTATGTTAACGTCTCCTGTATATCCTCCTGTACCTAATCCTTCACCTATTCTTGTACCCAAGTCCAATTCTGTAAATAGTCTTGTACCCAAACATGTACCCAAAACTATTTCTGGACAGTCTATTCAACCAGTTCAAATTCCACATTATGATCACCTGAAAACACAGAATACACCTCTATATGGTTGTTTAAAGGGGGGAACAAAGCCCACTTATCGCCAATACCATAACAAAACCCTTAAACATGAACACACTAAAATTAATCCTTCGCTATTGAACAATACTATTAAACATAGACAACATAAGTTGGGAGAATTGAAAAAAAAGCATTCTAAGATTCGTCAAAAAAAGAGAACTCTTAGGAAAACTACCTATTCATTAGGTAAAAAGGGCGGAAAATTATCTATTTTAATCAAAAATAATGCTACTAGACGTAAGATTCGTCGCGAACATGGGCTATTAAGACAAAAATCCATCAATGAAGTGAAACAATACCTATATAATAAAAATTTACTTAAAATTGGTTCTGACGCACCCAATGATGTTTTAAGAACTCTATATGAACAAGCCATTTTAGCTGGAGATATTACCAATACATCTAGCGATATTCAATTTCATAACTTTATGAACCAAAAGTAACTCTTATTTAGTTTACACCCTCGTTTTTTCGGAAACGCGCTTTACACAAATGAAATAACCTGGTTTGGAGGATAAATTATGACTGATCCAAATATTTGTTCTTTGTATCACTGTTCAAGTATACTTCTTTGCTTACTGAACGAATAATTTTATTTGTCTCTTTCTCCTGATTTTCAATGTCTTCCACCATATTACATACGAGGGTAGTGAAACGTTCTTGCATTCTATCACTCACATTCCAATCATCATGAGCATCCCTCCACGTATTTATTAGTATTCGCTGTTTAGCTGCCATTTGACGGATTCCTTGTATCATTTTTGTTAGTTCACAGTCTTTTTCCCAAACATCTCCTTCTTTTACGTAAAGGGTTTTCCTAGAAGCATCAGTACAATGAATTGGTCTTTCCAAAATATCTAGTTGATTAAGACCTGCTGTAAACATATTGGCAATTGTTTTGGTTAGTCCATTATCAATATTTGAATCATAGGTTTCTGCTGTAATAGGAAGTGAATCAATAAAATCGGTCAAATTCATGGCATTCTTACAATGGTTATTCAAGAACATTTGTATATTGAACTGATTATTGTTTGTAGTATTGTGGCTGTTGGTAATATTATTATTTCCCATATTAGGCATCATCTCCACCATCTTCTCCATAACTTCTTGATTCTTCAATAGCATCTTTATTACCATTTCTTTATCTATCTCAACACTACTACTCTTATTATCTGTAGTGTTATCTACTACAACATTTGACATATTTTTACCTTGATTCATGGAGCACTTCTTTTTATGTCTCCACAACCCACTTCGTTCTTTATATATTTTATTACAATTGTTACATATGTGTGCTGTGATGTTTTTGACGCTATCTTTGTTGCTATTTGTTGATTCTATATGCTTTCGTGTTAACAAATGTCTATTATAGTCACCCTTTTTAGAGCATTCAAAGTGACAATCTTCACAGCAAAATTTATGATGTTTTTTTGATGTATTATTGGTTGATATTGTTGACATATAATATCAACGGAAAAAACTCCTAAATCGTTTTATCAAAAATACATAAAATTCGAAAATTTTATCATAACAAATTTTGAATGATTTTTTCTGTGTTGTGAGCATTATGGTCTAAACCGGTTTTTCACAACTTTTTCAATTCTATTTTCACTTTTCGAAAAAACACACAAAAATTATGTGTAGTTTTTCGAAATCCCAAATGACTTTCGAAAAAAAAAGTAAAAGTGAATTTTACTACATTCATGTAAACGCTAACCGTTTTTTGGCCTATTTTACCTCCCTACATATGTAGGGAGCTCACTACATGCCCCTACATGACTTGTTCAGTTTTTATCCGTTTTTGAAGGCCATGTAGGTAAATTTGCCTACATGAAATCCCAAAAAGTTATCCCCGTTTTTTCGGAAATGTGTTTTACAGAAATGAAATACCCCCTGATCGGAGGATAAATTATGACTACTTCAAATATTTGCTTTTTGTATCGTTGTTCAAGTATACTTCTTTGCTTACTGAACGAATGATTTTATTTGTCTCTTTCTCCTGATTCTCAATGTCTTCTACCATGTTGCATACGAGGGTAGTGAAACGTTCTTGCATTCTATCACTCACATTCCAATCATCATGAGCATCTCTCCATGTATTTATTAGTATTCGTTGTTTAGCTGCCATTTGACGAATTCCTTGTATCATTTTTGTAAGTTCGCTGTCTTTTTCCCACACATCTCCTTCTTTTACGTAGAGGGTTTTCCTAGAAGCATCAGTACAATGAATTGGTCTTTCCAAAATATCTAATTGATTAAGACCGGTCGTAAAAATATTGGCAATTGTCTTGGTTAGCCCATTATCTATGTTTGAATCATAGGTTTCTGCTGTAATAGGGAGTGAATCAATGAAATCGGTCAAATTCATGGCATTCTTACAATGGTTATTCAAGAACATTTGTATATTGAACTGATTATTGTTTGTAGTATTGTGACTGTTGGTAGTATTATTATTTCCTATATTAGGCATCATCGTCATCATCTTCTCCATAACTTCTTGATTCTTCAATAGCATCTTTATTACCATTTCTTTATCTATTTCAATACTACTATTCCTATTATCTGTAGTGTTATTTGTAGTGTTATTTGTAATGTTATTTGTAATGTTATTTGTAGTGTTATCTGTAGTGTTATCTGTAGTGTTATCTGTAATAGTATTTGTCATATTTTTCACTTGATTCATGAAGCACATCTTTTTGTGTAATGATAAACCTTGACGATATTTATATTTTTTACCACATGAACATACATATTGCTTAGTATTTTGTAGCATTTTGTAGTCACTATTTGTCATCATTTTATGTTTTCTAGTAGATAAATGAGTTATATAATTACTTTTTTTAGAACATTTAAAGTCACAAATGTCACAATGAAATTTGGAGCATTTATTGGCATTTATTATGTCATCATTTGTCATTATTAGTGCGTATATATTAGTGTCATAAAAAATGCCTAAACCGTTTTACAAACAAATATACAAAATCCGAAAAAATTATCATAACAATTTTACAATTATTTTTTCTGTGTTGTGACCATTATGGTCTAAACCGGTTTTTTACAACTTTTTCAATTCTATTTTCACTTTTCGAAAAAACACACAAAAATTATGTGTAGTTTTTCGAAAACCCAAATGACTTTCGAAAAAAAAAGTAAAAGTGAATTTTACTACA